TAACGATCACCATGTCGGCATTGTCGTAGCTCGGCACGACGTCATAGCCTTCAGTGCGAAGTTCGGTCAGGATACGTTCGGAATCCACCAGGTTTTTCGGACACCCTAAAGATATAAATCCAATTTTTGGCATAATTTTGTACAATACATTGCTCAGGAAAAGGCGGATTATACACATGACTAAATTGTATTCATATATCCGATGGTCGTCAGAACGGCAGGCGAACAGCACTACTCTGGAACGCCAAATGTCCAGTGCTCGTGAGTTCGCACGCGAGATGGATTTAGAGTTGGTAGAGATCATCGATCCGGGTGTATCAGCTTATCGTGGTAAGAACGCCAATGAGGGAAAGTTGGCTGATTTCATTTCGGCGGTTGAGGCTGGAATGATAGACCGCGATTCATGGCTGTATGTTGAGAACCTGGACCGTATAACTCGTCAGTCTCCCACAAAGGCACAAACACTTTTCATCAAGCTATTAGACCTGGGACTAACAGTCGTAACAGGGATGGATCGCCGAATTTATACCTTACAGTCTGTAAACGATAATCCGACAGAATTAATGGTTTCGTTACTGCTGTTTAGCCGCAGTCATGAAGAAAGTAAGACAAAGGCAAATCGTACTAAAGGCAATGTTTTAGCACTGGTAAAACGATTCAGAGAAGAAGGCTTACCAGTGAATATTAAAAGTGTTGGGAAGCATCCGTGGTGGATTGATGATAGCGGTACTCAGTATGAAGGTGTACGCAAACATGAACAGTACTGGCCTATCGCAAGAGAAATAATCGACCTGTTTTTGTCAGGGCAGGGTGCCTACAAAGTTAAACGCCACTTGGACAACACATATCCAAACGGCTTTATTGGTGGTGCGGAATGGGATTATCAGATGCTGGTACGTATGCGTAAAAGCCGAGCGTTAATCGGTGAACGTACTATTACCCTGAATAAGAAAAATAAAAGTACTAAAGATAAAGACATCTGGAAAGAAATAACAACTGACAAAGAAGTGACTTATATTCTCAAAAACTACTATCCGTCACTATGTATTGATGAAGTTGAGTTTATAAAATTACAGGAAGTAAAGAACCAGAACGAATACCAGTCAAAAGACAGTACTGGCACTGTTAATATCAAGTTGTTGTCAGGACTTGGTATTTTACGGTGTGGAAAATGTGGCGGTACTATGAACTCGTTCATGAACAAGGGTAAGCCGCGTTATATCTGTACAAATGGTAGACACTTAGGGAAGAACTGTACTGGCTGGTCGGTGAATGGGTTGCTTATTGACCACTGTTCTATTATCGCATTAATCATTGGCTATATGGATACCAATAATAAAGGCGGCATTGATACCTCTCAAATCGAAAAAATGATCGAGGTCGGGAACGAGAAACTAGCGACGTTAGACAACAGTATTAACAACATTTCGGAAGCTATCGAAAAGGGATTTAACATCGATCAAATGGTTACTAAAGGTATTGCCCTACAGCAAGAACGCGAACGAGTGATATCTGAGTTAGACCGCCTAGTTAAAAAGAAAATCGCTTTAGATGGCAAAGGCACTTTTGAAATGGCAATGCTCGATTTCCTCACTTTAGTTCAGTGGGAGGTTATAGAGAACACTGATCATGAGGTGCGGAATAAAATCAGGGGTGTTATCAACTCAATCATTGAAACAGTCATTGTGAACAAAATCGATGGTTGTATTTCTATCAGCATCAAATTGATCGGTACTGATGTGTTTTTCGTGTTCAGTGGTGATGGCAGAAAACCGAAATGGAAGTTCGACATTAGTTATGGTTCTGGTCAAGGCATTGAAGATGAAAGTATTAGTACTGTTATGGATGCCATCAAAGGTAGTGAACTGATGGAAAAGGCTACAGAACATTTAAACAATATTCGTCAAAGCTACTTGGATTTACTAGACAACGTTACTAACCAGATGTTGCCAGTACTGGGTTATCCCGATATTGACGGTAAACAGTTCTGGCCTAACACCAGTGGTAATGAACGTATTGCTGTGAACTACAACGGACAACGATACACATTAGTAGCTAAGGGTACACTACCCGCTGATGTTGCCTTGCTCATTAAAGAAAGTGGTTTAAAGCGTAAAGACTTTATAGAGAAGTTCAGAATCACGAACTGATAGTGTAATTGTACAGTACTACAAAAGCCCCACGTCTGGGGCTTAATTATTTCTCCCAAAATCCCCTCGTTTCAGCCTCATTTCTGAATGATTTCATAAATACTTACGTTAGAACGATAAAGTACTGCTCATTTTTGGGATGAAAAACGTATGAGTGGTACAATAAGTATATCAAAACATATTGTATATCCCTGCAATTTTGAATGCCCCTGCAATGGGGGCTTTTTGCACGGAAAAATAACCAAATAAGGAACTTCCATGTTCAGAGAAATCAAAACTAAACAAGTTACTGTAAAAATAACACCAACTATGGAGGAATGGCTAAATTCAGAATCAGTAAAACGCGGTATAACAAAAGCAGCACTAGTACAGCTACTAATTAACACTGCCATGATAACAGGCAAGTAGTTAGTACTGTCATATTTCGAAGTAGAAGTACCCCAAAATAGCAGACAAAAAAACTCACAATGAAGTGAGTCGTTTTGCTGCATCAAAATATTAGTACTGCAATTTTTATGAGAAATGGCAGTACTCCCAACTACCGGACAGGATGTCTGGTATCAACTACAAGGATGTAATAAATGAACGGAAAATATGTGTGTGGTGTCGGCAAAAAGGACATCAATAAAGCGGCAGTAATTGAGTATTTGGTACAGGTCGAAGGCTATATAATTGAGGTCGCATTGAAATTGTACACTATCATGTATAACGCATGGTTGCATTTGCTGAACAGAGCCTATTCTGAAAAATATCATCAATCACATCCAACATATATAGGCGTGACGGTTTGTGATGAATGGTTGTTGTTTTCAAGATTCGCTAAATGGTTTACTAAAAACTATATAGGTGATTATGACCTTGATAAAGATCTTCTGAAACAGAACAACAAACAGTACAGTCCTGATGCGTGCAGGTATGTACCACAGTATGTAAATAAAGTATTGCTAGACTGTGGTAATGCACGCGGTTCGATGTTGGGTGTGAGTGGAAACGGTAAGGGTTTTCGAGCACGATGCAGGCAACTTCAAGCCAATGGCACGTATAAACAGATCGCGTTAGGCTCATTTGATAAACCTGAACAAGCACATGCTGCATGGCAGCGGGGGAAAATAAAGGCGATAGAACTTGTAATTGAAAAATATCAAAAAGAACCATGCTGGTATCCTGAAATTGTCGATGCATTGAATAACAGAATTCAGGTGCTGAGGAATGACATCAAGAACGGCTGTGAAACCAAAAAGCTATAAACAATTAACGGGATTGTTGGAGCAATCCCGTTAAATACTATGCAGTACTGAACCATCAATTCAGTACTGCCAAACTCAAACTTACAAGGATTGTATAAATGATGAACTATATTCAGGGCGATTGCGGATCGTCCAAAACATATATGACGATTGAAAAGATAAAACGTACTGATATACCTTATTTATTGGTACATTCAGAACTGCAATTGATGAAACAGTCAGCCGCAGCGTTAGGTGATATCTGTACGGTGATATCATCTGAAACTCATAGCAATGTCGAATACGCCGTAAACCAATTTCTCAAAGAACCGACGCACAGAGTACTAATCATCAGTGAGCGGGCTTTTTTGCGTATTTCAGATCTGTCATTGCTCAAAAACCGAAAAATCATGCTAGATGATGTTGTTAGTTTTCATTGTTACAAGGTAATCAATACTGAGAAAAAACATGAAGTACACAAACAGTTGTTCACAAGTTTCACGGATCTCGATAAACAGTACTGTACCGCTGTTCCAATTACCCGTTTCAATGATGATCTTCTATCCGATATTCATCAACGTTTTGAATTTATCGATCTATATGACGAATTCAGAATGAACAGTAATTTTTTCAGTACTAAAATTCAGGACGGGCGTGAAGTTTACCGCGATGACTGTAATCAGCTTTCGATCATGGCTTGGGTCAATATTCAAAAGTATGTGGATGCTGGCCTGGATATGACATTCATGGCGAACAACTTCACAGAGTCACTACTGTACCGTTCGAATCCTGGACTGTTTACAGAAGTCACAATGTCATTGCGGCAGCGTGTAGTGCCAGTGAGTGAACGACTCAAGGTGTACTATTTCCTCGATAAGAAACGGTTCACCAGTACTTTCAGGTCTGACAACCCTGATGCATTGCCTACCATTGCACAGTACATAGAGCAGAACGTAACGGGTCAGTACTACTATACGTCGAACAGTTCAACCAAAGGCGACATGAGTAATATCCTCACTTCAGGCCAGTACATTTCACCTAATAGCCGTGGTATGAACTCGTACCAGAGCTACACAACGGCAGTTTGGCTTGCCAGCATGAAACCCAGTCCTGTAGAGGCTGTTATGTGTCGTGAGCAGTTCGGCATTACAGGCCAGGATCTGGTACAGGCTAGGGAGTTTGAGAGCCTGTATCAGTTCATCAACCGCTCTAATCTGCGTGATTATGATTCTCAGAGTGAAATCGTGGTTTACGTTGTAGACAGAGAACAGGCTGAATCATTGGGTACTGCTAACATCCATCATATCGATCTGGGGCTAGAAGATGGCAGTACTGAAACCATGAAACCAGGTCGTCCGGCTGTATTCAGTGCAGAGGATAAGGTGATTAGGAAAAAATTCAGTACATTCATGTCTAACAGTAAGGGCAATGTCAGTACTGAACAGTTCAGCAAATGGTGTACCAAAAAAAATCTGTCAGAATCGCAGGTAGAGATGCTGCGAGGGATGATGAAGTAGAACGAAGGCCGCATTTTAGCGGCCTTTTTTATTGGTTGGTCGTAATGTGGAATTCACTAACGTGGGTTAAATGGGATAGTGGGGTAGTTTAGTAGTATGTGGGCGAGTTGAACACGAGCAGACAACCGAACGAAGCGAAGCGAAGTAGAGGGCGTAGTACTCAAGAGACGTAGTGAGCGGAGCGAACGAAAGTTGTCAGATGAACCATTAATTCTCAGTAAAAGAACTACCGAAAAAACTCAATAAAACAGACTTGTTCACAGGAAAACGGAGCGAAGCGAAGTTTTTCGAAGAACAGGCCGAGCGAAGCGGAGCGGAGTTTGTGCCTCATTTCATTGTGTTATTAAAATGAAACAAACCAATAGCTCGCGTTGCTCACAATTGGTTTGCACATAAATTGGCGGGTTTTATCCCCGTCTGGCGACGGCTCTAAAACTCCTCCAATTTCTGTTTTCTCAGAAATAGATCCAAGTATATGTGGAAAAAAATACCTTAAACCTTTATAGGTAGATAATTCCACATTATTAAAAACCCATGTTAGTGAATTCCACATACGTCTAGACGGCTAAATGAAGTGATAAATAGTACAGGTTATGAGATATTTAAAGTACTTCATAAAATACGACATCAATAATACAGTACTTTGAACTTTAAATAGAGACTCATTTATTAGTACTGCGATTTTTGTATTAAAAAATAATTGACAATGACATTTCTAATCCATATTATCCATCCCGCACAATGAGTGGATTACCCTCATACATATAAATCCTATGAGGAAGAACTAAATGAAAGCCGTGAAAAAAACATATTCTGTACAAATCGGTGAAGAAAAAATTCTGGAAAATTGCCATAAACTGGTGATCGATTCAGAAACAAACAACAGAACCTATTTCACTGAGGGATGGGCAGAAGTTGATGGTATTAGTTCTCAGACTGATTTCCCTCAGACGGATTCAAATGTCATCGATAATATTGAACGGTTAGTGAACAATGATTTACGTGTACACTCTATCTGTTTTGAATTTGATGACGGTTCACATGTAACGCATTTTCGCAGTCATATCTGGGGAATTGATCGTGTACTGGTTTATACCAATAAACACGGTGAATACTCGTTGCCCTTCCATAAAAGGGAAGTGCCAAACCCAGACAGTGAAATCTATGAGAATGAATTAGTCTGGTCGTTGTGCTGGAATGAATTCCCATCGCAATGGATCAACGAGCATGGGGTAGTTGAACAAATCTAACCACAGCCAAACTGTAGCGGTTCTGGAATACCGAACCACGTAAACACTCCAAACGGTATCCATAACATGATTAATAAAAATCAGCTTAAAAAACGTGGCTGGTCGCCCGCATTAATCCTAAAATTTTTACCTGAAAATAATGATTATTACTCAATTACTACTGTTGAAAATATTGAACAAACAGAAGCATTTAAAGCCGAGATGCAAAAAACAGTATTAAGAAGAACAACAGCAAAAAAATCATTAATGTTGAGCAGAGAATTGTTAGACATAATGCGTAAGAATAATTTTGGAATGTAGGTTTAAGTAATAAAGCGGGACAGTACTGCAAGTTTCTTGCTATGATGTAACCCCTGCCAGTACTGAACAATTTTGGGGTTTGTTACGGGGTTCAGTACTGGCAGAGGATGTGGCAGTACTATGAGTACTGCCAAAATGTATTGGGGATATTAACGTAGTTTCCAATTTTTAATAATATACTCAGCAGTTAGCAATTTCAGGGCTATTTTATCTGATGATCTATTATCGCTGAAGGATGAAACGAACGCACTAATTTCATTCAAATTAATGCTGCACGTTGAATAATTAGCATCCATATATTTAGCCCCGTTCATGACATCTATTTTGTCAAAGAATGGTTTTGCGTCATTTGAAATGGTGTGACCATATTTTTTTTCGAATGTAACTGCGTTTGGATTCTGATACATGTTTACAGCGTGATCAAAATTTGCCCCAAGATATAACTTTGTTGCTATAGCAGAAGCATCGAAGCTGCTAAAAATTTTAGAATCAAGGAAATTTATAATCTTCTGTAAGTTCGGATTTGCTGGCGGTATTTCTACACCACTATTCCATAAATCTCTAATTAATTCACTAGTAGCAACTTTTTGTGAAGTGAAACTCAGGTTGTTTTGTTCTAAGATAGAAACGAATTTAATTAGTACCATTCGGTGGAAGTCTTGGTTTGGTAATACTTCATCAAGATAACTTTCAGAAACTCCATATTTTATGCAAAGTGCTCGTACAACATCGAAGAAGTCTCCTAATTTATCTCTGTCGTAAATCCAGGCAGGGCGAGGAACTTCCTGATTTTCGGTTAATCCTCTTCTTGCTCGAGCAACAACTGCATGATACCTGCGTGCTTTAGCTTTGCCGTAGCCTTTAATCAGCATATAACCCAGCCATAAAATAAAAATTAGCCCAACAAATTCCATATATTATCCTGATATATAATGCCTAATTATTGATTTGGATTTGAATAATTTGAGTGTTAAGTACTGCAACTTCTCTGACAAAACATTATGTCATTATGATTTGAGCCAATGGAATCGAAATTTATAACCCTACTAAAAATAGTGGGTAAGAACAGTACTAAACGATCTATTGCATGTTGTATACGCCGCTCTGCATCAAGCCATTCTTCCGAAAACCCACCCCAGCCGATACCAGAATACCGTTCTGTTGCAAAAAAACTTGAGTTCTCACTAAGCCTTAACTACCAAAAGTGGTAGGGGAAGTGTCTTAAATATTGATCGTTTTTTCCTATTGGTTAGATTTATATGATCGTTTTGACCGATCGATAAAGTTGTGAACTTTTTTGCAACGGATACGCAACCACGGGATGCTGGAGAATTTTAATGATAAAAATGATTGGGTTAGGTTTACTGTTGGTTTCAATCACAGCTTTTGCCGCTGATGACAAAGCCCAGAAAGAAGATTTTGAGAAGGCACAGCGAGAAATCACACTATCCGGCTATCAATGTGACACTGTGAATAGCATTAAGACCGAAACGAGCTGGTTCTCAAGCGAGACAACGTTAAACGTCACATGCGATAAGGCGTACCATTTTTTGGTACGTTATGAACGTGGAGTACGCGTTAGCGTGGAAGTGGTGTCCATGTAAAAGTTACGCCACTGTAGAATTCAATCATGCCAGTACTGAACCCTAATCTGTCATCCTCATTCAGTACTGGCAAAGAATCGTAACTTGCATGGGAATCAGAAAATTCTTAATATATCAGCCGCTTATTCTTATCCAGTAAATAATTAAGGAAAAAATTAATGTTTAAGCCGGTAAAGTTGTTGGCGGTTTTTGCAGTGGCGTTAGGGCTATCAGGATGTGCAGTGAGTTTACCGTTCAATAATCGCCTGTCGTATCCCTCAGTTTCAGAAATGAAATCAGTTCATATCCAGGGTGAAAAGCCGAAACTTTCTATCGTATGGAATCCTGCTGATTTCCCACAACGTATTGATATTCAGGGTGCAGATGGTTTTGTCGGTGGTGGTTCTCGTACACGTGTACCAACTGGGGTGGCACTTTCGTCACGTATAGAGGAGGCTGTATCCACATTTGCTGATGTTAATCCTGCTGGACAGAAACTAACCATCACAGTAATCGAAGCCCGTTCCGGTTTCGAATATTCAGCCGGGATGTTCAACATCACGCCAGCAATCGACGTTGGTACTGTATCGTTTAATGCGACGTTCAATCTGAACGGTCAAACCTGGTCACAACAATTCACGTCACATAAAAACGATCCTGTCATTGGCGGTACAAGCCAGACAGGTACACTCGAAAGTGCCTGGGATGACATAGCAGTACAGGTTGCAAAAAATATTGCTCAACACATTAACAAATAAAGCAATGTTTTAATCATGGGGTAAATACTCAAACACACATGAGTAATTACCCTATGAGAACATCAATCCACCTTCCGCAATATGGCAGTACTGAACTGTATTTTGAAATGGTTCAGGAACTACTAGCCGTCATCGATACAGAGCCACTGATCAAGCTAGATATCAAGTACGACGAATATAGCGAAATACTCCATATCAACTTTAGCCATCCCGAACCTGAACAACAGAATATGATGCAGGGTCTAGTACTGCTCTATTGCCCCGATTATCGCTGGCACTGCTGAACAGTACTGAACCGTGATATTCAATCAGAAGGGCAGTTCACCCTGGTCGCAGAACCAATCCTCATCGTCATGCATCTGGTGCATACGGTGTACAGAGTTCAGATAGCTCAAACCATCCAGTACTCTATCAAGCGGTTCAGGGTATAGCAGAACGAAACAATCATGTTGAATCTGGCCTAGCCAGTACTGCCTGTACTGATTCTGGAAGAACACACGATCACCTATCCTGTACTCATCTAACGATGATCCCCAGTAGCACACCGTACCCCACTGACCCAGATGCACGAACCGCTGAATACCACTGGTGATTGATGGATCGAAGCCGTCTTTGTTACCCATATTATACCTCCCCTATTGATACTGTATGTTTGTACAGTATTGCAGACAGGAAGGATTAGTTCCAGACTGGCCGGAGTTAAAACAATAACACTGGGAAGTGTATGAGAATTGTACAGAAAATTGCAGACGACACCCTCGCATTTGAATCATTATCTGCTGACGAAAGCATCGAGCTAACACGCAAAGCATTAGAACTAATTTCGAGGTTTGAACAGGTTTCGGAAGAACCAACCGCTAGAGAACTGGGCAGGGCATGTTGTCTTCTATTGACTGTCGCACAGGATTTTATGAATGTTGAGTACTGGCAAACGGTCGAGGAACTATATTCTGGTGTTAACCATACGTTCTACAAAGAAGAAATCATTGCAATCCGTGATTACTATTTGGAGTACCTCTCAGAACAGCCTGTATCACTCAAGGTACGACGCTAGAAATATTCACGCACGGACGCGTTTCATTCAGTACAGAAGCATACAGAGCGATACAGAAGCATTGAAAGGTACTCCCGGAGGGGGCAAGCCTCGCGTAGTTTCGGCAGGCCGATCTTTTATATGTATATACGTTTTTTTGATCAGCCCGCACCGCAGATTAAATCACGGCAAATCCAATCTTGTTATCAGTACATGAACATTCTATTTCATCACCACAGTTGCAAAGTTTAACTACTTTACTGTAGCCGTAGTACCAATCATTAACGAACTCATTCATTTTCTTCATGTTATGAGGTTCGCAATTAAGATGAAAACCTACACACCAAAATGATCTTTGTTCTAAGAGACATTTTCTAAGAGCATTGATTTTTTTTACGTCTTTATTAAATCCATTAATTAATGTTTGCGGGCTTCTTGAGCATTTTAATTCAAGGAAAATATATGAATTAACACGTGTACGCTTTTTTCTGAAAGCCAAGTCAATGAACATTTTATATTTGTCCCGAAGTACCCGCCTATCTGGAAACGCCGGTATTTCTCGCTCTACAAAGATATTAGGTAGTTGAGTTATAAAATACTCAAGTTCAACCTGTAACCATTTCTCCCAATCATTTCTTTTTCTCGTAAGAATCATTCTTAATCTTGCTCTTACTCCCTCATCTTTTAAAAATTCATCCATAATAGTTTTGACAGTATTTGAATCAGCTTTATCAGTCATTTTCACTCCCTCTATTTTAATAATACATTATCGGCAAAATCTATAAATACTTTAATGAATAATGGAGTTTGCAAAATATGATTAGTCTAAGAGCGATAGCTAAACAATACGGATACGATGAAAGTACTGTACGACAATGGAAAGCAAAGGGGATGCCCTTAACAAATGAAGATGAAACAAGACAATGGATCATTGACCAAGTTCTGGTTCCATTACGCCAAACAAGTATACGTGAACAAATAGAATTAGAGCGTTTGCGTAAAATGCGTGCAGAAGCTGATTTAGTAGAAGCCGAAGTACAATTAAGTATTGAGCAAATGATCCCCGTCGATGAAGTACAAAAAGAATTAACCGCATTCTTTAAAATATTCAGAGATTATTTCCGCACATTACCTAACAAAATTCATCATGAAGTATTTGAACAGGATTCAGCACTTAAAGTAAAACGGTTGCTACAGAAACGGATTGATGAATTACTAACTGAAATCGGAGATATGAAGTACGAAGTGACAGACGAACCAGGCAAGGATGCCGAAGATGAAAACAAGCAAGATAATGAAAGTACTTAAACGTACTATCAAAATATTAAAACCACCTCAGAAATATAAGCCCTCAGAATGGGCAGAGAAACATTTAGTACTACCGGATGGAGCATCAGCCGGACAGAAGTTAAAGCTATATTCATTTCAGAAAGAAATGTTAGATATTGTCGATGATGATCGATATCGAAAGATTATCTATAAAACATCAGCCCAAATTGCAAAAACTACATTACTTAATAGTGCAGTTTTTTATTGGATGGCAACTGATAGTTCCAACATTGGTATAGCCCAAAGTTCATTAGCAGAATTGAAGCAATGGAAGTCAGCGAAGATTGATAAAACAATTGAGCAGGTGCCAGTACTATCAGAGTTAGTTACAGATAAGAACGACAAGACTAAGGCGAACAACCAACAGCAGACCGAATTAAAAGATGGTAGTTTCCTGTATTTCATGACTCTTGGCAGTGCAAAAGCATTACGTGGTAAAACACTCAAACGAATAATACTTGATGAAGTATCTGCAATAGACCAGAACTCACCAGAAGGGAACCCGATCCGCCTTGCTGAACAACGGGCAACTGATTTTGGACAGGAAGCAAAAATACTCATAAGTTCAACTCCAACTTTTTCAGGCGATGCAATCGACGTTGAATACCAGAATAGCGATCAACGTGAGTTCTTTGTTAAATGTATTCACTGCCAGCATGAACACACGTTGAAATGGGAAAACGTCAAGTTCGAATGGAAGAAGAACGGCAAGCGTGATATTCCAGATGCCAGTACTGCAAAATTAAACTGCCCAGAATGCCAGGAAGAAATAACAGAATCACAGCGTATTAAGATGGTCAGTACCGGACGTTGGATAGCACTGAACCCATCTGTAACTGATACAGCAGGTTTCTATATTAACCGTCTGTATTCACCGAACAGTACTATTCAGGCTATTGCAAAAGAATTTGAACTGGCATGGTTCGAATATAACTACCAGTCCTTTTACAATACAGTACTCGGACTTCATTACTCAGACCTTCAAGAAGAAATTGACGATTTAGCATTAGAGAATTTACGTGATGATTCATTCGACCTGTCACATATCCCAGATTCAGTACTGGGAATTGTCGTAGGCTGTGACCAGCAATTAGACCGACTTGAAGCAACTGTATTAGGTTTTAACGAAACAGAACTATTTGTACTGGGTCATCGTTTTTTCTATAGCCCTAACTGTGAAATCAAAGGGGCAAAGGCTTATACAGACCTTGCTGCATTCTGTAATCAACGTTTCAAAACAGTATCCGGGCGTAAAGTACCAGTACTTAAAGTTGCTGTTGACGGGGGTAACGGGAGGGCAGTAGCCACCGTAAATAGTTTCTGTCAGCAGTATAAGAAGTTCGAAATGATCAAGGGCAGCTCGAATACCAAAGGTGACTTGTTCAAACGCAGCACCTCAGAAGGCCGTCAGTTCTACATGCTGAACGTACACGAGGGTAAAAACTGGGTACGTAGTCTGTTAAACAATGCAGTAGCAGGTAAAACAGATGCACCACTTACGCTACGGTTTGCACACGATTTGCCTGATGACTATTTCGAACAGGTCACAGCAGAGAACCTGGAACGTTCAGGTAGTGGTGTTCGATGGAAGCAGATTACAGGCCGTCGTAATGAGGCACTTGATACGCTGGTCTACAGCCTATGCATGATGAAACTGGCATTGAGTAAATTAGGTGGATTGCCATTCAAGAAATTACGAGAGTACAGAAGTAGTAAACGAACCGATGAACAAACTTCCAGTACTGAATCTACCAAACCCGTCAAGCCTACCGAACCAAATAATAAATACACTAAACCAAAAGCCAAAAGTATTGGTAAATCATGGTTCGGCTAAGGATAAATAAACATGAAAGACAAAATCTATATCGGTGAAGTACTTCACGAAGTACTACAGCCTAATACAACATTAAAAATCGGAAACAGTACTGATACGTTATTCACACACAACACAGAGAACGATACTGAAACGGTAACTCTCACCATCGACTCCACAGATTGGAAACCGGGTTATTACTCAGTCGTATATAACAATAATGGTGAAATAACTATCAGTGCTATAACCGTCCTGGACCCGCTGGCACAGACAGACCGATTAACAGAACTGCAATCACAGCTTGATGACATTAATAAAGTCATTACAGCACGTATTAACGGTGATACCAGTACTCTGACTATCAACAATAAAACACTGGTACATGAAGACCTGAATACATTGATCAGTCTGAAAAACAGTATCACTAAACAGGTCAACGACCTGAAACGCAAACTAACTACAGGCAATAAGGGCTTTTTCAAAAGTACTATTCATTGCCGCTAATAATGGAGATCACACGGAATGTGGCCTTTTAACAAACGGCAAATTGAACAACCCGCAGTACTACCAAAACCTAAAACAGTACAACCCCGCAAATATCAACCGACAAGTACTGAATTCAAATCTCAGACACGTTCATTAACTGGATTACCAACAAAGATCATTGGCTCTTACGGTACTGGTGTTCAGAACGTGAACATCAATGCAGTACTGAGACAGTCTCTGACATCGCTACGAGATGCCAGCCGTTCACTGGTACTGCAAAACCCGTATGCACGTCGATACGTATCACTGAGTTCTGGCACAGTGGCAGGGGCAGACGGTATCACCGTTCGTCCTTCACCAATTGGCCTCGATGGTCAAACCGATCCAGTACTGGCAGACCGCTTAGACAAGCTGTTTTACGAGTGGGCATCAGATGCAAACCGCTTTAGTACTGATGGTTCTCTGTCATTCGACATCTTTCAACAACTGGTAGAGCGTGCCAGAGCTACCGATGGTGAATGTTTTGTTCGACTGCATACAGACGGTGATGAACTACAGGTATCAATCATCGATGCAAGCCGTATTCCCAGTACTAAAAACGAGTTACTGAAAAACGGTTCGTACATCAGCAATGGTATTGAACGTGATCAACATGGTCGGGTACTGGCCTATCACGTAGCCGATATTAACCCGCTGAATTACACCATCCAGACGAACAGTACTCAACGTGTACCAGCCAGTGAGATTCTGCATTACTTCATCCCAGAATTCCCAGGACAGGAACGAGGTTTCCCGGACTGTATTGCAGTCATGAAGACCCTGGAAGATTTCAACAGTTATAACGAAGCGGCAGTCCTACAGAAAAAGATCGCAAGTTCAGCTATGGGGTTTATTACCAATACTGACAACAATCAAGATGAACTCTTAGACGGTGAAAATCCAGAACGTGAATTTGTAGAGTATTTTGAACCGGGCAGTATTAAAGAACTGGCACCAGGTCAGCAGATCCAGACTCTGAACCCGCAGGCAGGTACAGACAAAATTACTGAGTTTTCAGACGCTGTTCTAACAACTATCAGTACTGGATTATCAGTACCCAAATCGATGTTAACTGGTGACACACAAAACGCTTCATTTAGTGCTGCAAAAATGGCAGACCGTATTAGTCGTGAAGGGTTTAAAACTCGTTCTAATCTACTCATTTCGAAAGTACTCAAACCTATCTACCGTGAATTTATTAAACGAATCATGGTATCTGAACTTAAAGAACTTAGTTTCACGAACTTTGAAAACATCGCTAACAGTACTTTCATTACAGTTAAGCAAGTCTCGCTTGATCCTAATAAAGATGCTCAGTACGAGCAAGTACTATTAGAAATGGGCGTCAAAAGTAAGTCGCAAATTATCCGTGATTTAGGCATGGAGCCTCAGCACGTATTTGAAGAACTTAAACGAGAAGCGGAGATAAATAAAACAGAAACAATGAACAAGGACAGTTCAAATGAAATTCAAGAATCAAAAACGGGAGATGACGTTATCGAGTGACGTACTCTCTGATAATAACGACCGTACAGTACTGTTAGCTTTCAGTTCTGAAAATCCAGTAGTACGTACTATTGGCGGTCAGGAATATAACGAAATCCTTCTGCATAACCCTGAGAACGTTAATCTAGAACGACTACAGAATAAGGCCGCTCTGCTTTATAACCACAACTTTGATAATCATATCGGTGTTATTGAGTCAGCCAGTATTGATGCTGACCATGTAGGCCGTGCATTAGTGCGTTTCAGTTCAGTTGGTATGGGTGCTGAAAAGTTCGAAATGGTACGTGAAAGTACTTTGTCAAAGGTCAGCGTAGGTTATTCCATTCTCGATTATCGAATTGAAGGCGAAAACCTCCTAGTTACCAAATGGGAACCTTACGAAATTAGCATGGTTTCAGTACCCGCTGATGACCTTGTAGGTGTAGGGCGTTCTCTTGAAGAAGAGCAGGAACCAGAAGTACCTGAACCCGAAAATAAAGACGAGCAACCATCCGAACAAGAGGAACGTAAAGAGGAAACTGAAAATGAACCCGATGAAGATACTGAAAGTACTACTACTGCTACTGAGTCTGATCCCGAAATCAATTCCGAAGAGGAAACGATAAATAGTAATGACAGTACTGGAGATGGCGAGCAGCCAGAACCAGAAACTGAAAATAATGATTCAGCCGTTCAGGAACAGGTTCAGGAAGAACCAGCAGAACAGGCCGAAGAAGATCAAAAACGTATTGCCGAAATTACCGCAATCTCGCGTGCATTCAATATCCACTCTGAAATTACGAATTCAGCAATTAAATCCGGCTTAAGCATTGATGCGTTTCGCCAACAAATTAAAAATAAACCCATTATCAAGGATGATAAAATGGAATTCTCTCTAAACACTCTGATCCGTTCCATTATGGACGGTGACAAATCTCTGCCATCCGGCAAAAACGGTGCAGTAGTTGCTAACGCTGATTTTGCACAGGCTGTACGTGCTGGTGTAACTACCACTACTGCAAAAGACGTTATCAGTACTGATGTACTGTACGGTTCATTCGTAGATATTCTGCGTGCTGAATCTGTTCTTAAGAATTTCCCAGTACAGATGTTTACCGGACTGACCTCTGAAATTGCAGTCCCTAAACTGGCTGGTGATTTCACCGCAGGTTTCGGTTTTATTTCTGAAAACGGTGTATCACCAGAAGTTGATGCTAATTTCGAATCTGTAGTACTGAAGCCTAAGACCTTCACTGGTTCTGTACCACTGTCACGCAGCGTAGTTAAATCCTGCCCACAAGTAGAACAGATTGTTAGCCAGGCCATTGTTGCCGGTTCTGCTGAACGTCTGGAAGCCCTGATCCTGAAAGGCATCGTAGATGCAGTAGTAGCAGCGGGTAAAGTCGAAACTGTAGACTCCTACACTTACGCAGGCATCGTAGAAGCCCAGGGTGTACTCGGTGACGCTGGCGTATCTTTCGGTTCTATCTCCGCTGTAATGTCTCCACAGACCAAAGCTACTCTGCGTTCGACCCTTCGCGGCCAGAATACCTCAGGTGTTTACCTGTTCGATGAAGGTGATTTATGTGGTGTACCTGCCTATGACTCTAAAGTACTGGCTGGTCAGGACTTCATTATTCTCGGTGACTTCTCCAAACTGGCTATTGCACAGTGGGGTGACTCTCTGGAGCTGGATATGGACGATACCACTAACCGTAATCGCGGTTCTGTAATCGCTCGCGTGTGGGCAGATCTGGATTTCGCAGTACTGGTGCCTGAAGCCTTCCGTATCATCAAACTGGCCTAATCCGATGAGAGCATTTAATACGCAATGTATGGATGCTCTGATTAACAGTTTTGGTGAACCTTTAGTACTTGATAATGGCAGTACTATTACTGTCATTTTCGAACAGTCCGAAATAGCAATTCAAACTACCGAAGGACTGATACAAACAACAGAAAACTACTTTACATGCCGCCGTGACCAGATCACCTATGATGATTACTTTGTACTGAACAATGTTCGGTATGAGGTATTCAATATCGTAGATGATCTATCCGGCCTGTGTAACGTATATTACAGAGAGGCTTGATCACATGAATATTTCAACTATTAAAAATCATGTATCAAGCCTTTTTGCATCTAACGGTTTAAAAGTACGCAAGGCCACAAAAACTAACAGTCAGTCATCCAATGATTACATTCTGATGATCAGCAATGTAACCGAACAATACGAACAACTTGAATACAGTACTAGACATTCTGTAATAATGACAATGGATGTACTCGTTACATCGCAGAGTGAATCAAAAGCACAACAAACAATGGATTCAGTACATTCAGTATTATTCAGTACTGAATTAATTGCTGGCCTGTTAGAGAAGGGAATCAATGTCAGTTCACTAAAACTACTCTCAGTAGTCGATGATACCGACCCGGATACAGCCATAAATACCATTATGACAACGTGCCAGATTAATTACATTGCACGTGCTACAAATAATGGAGAATAACAATAATGGCAGGAATCATGCTCGGCAACCGCACGTTGCTATCCTACAGTACTGATCTGAATAATACATACCCAACATCTATCTATACGATTATTGATAATCTGGCTGCATTTCCAGAAGTTAAAATCAACAGTACCACACAAACAATAGAAACATATGATCAGGAATTTACTAGCATCATCACTGGTGGTCTTAAAATCAGTAACATCAGCATTGTAGTAAATTATGTACCAACAAATACAGGTCATATGTTCCTCAGCAATGCATACGCTGTAAATCGTTCATTTCAGTTGAAGTTCAGTCTTTATGAAAGCCAGACATCACTACGCCAGAACTACATTATTCTTAATGGGCGTATTACTGCACAAAAGGATGACGCAGACGTTAATAAAGTATACGGGCGTACCTGGACTTTTACTCCTGATTCTATCGTTCGTCAGGGAACGATTGATGATCAATTCCCATTAGTACTGGGTAATTTTGGGGTAGGTGCTGATGGTATTACCGTACCGCATTATGAATCAGACGGTGGTAATTCATTCATTAAAGTACCAGTTACAAATACGATGAATCCTGGCGGTGTTGATCTACTTGGTGTTGGCCTTGTAGATGGTGGCGGTATGAATAAAGCACAGATGGTCGTTACTGAATCAGGTACTCCACGTCTGTACATTAAGAATACTGATAGTACCGTATACGATCAGGTATACAGCACAGCTAATAAACCAGTACTTAACGCAGGTACAACACAGGGCGTTTCAGGAATCCTGCCAGTATCAAATGGCGGGACTGGTAGTTCTGTAGCCGCTACAGCACTCAGTAACCTGAATGGTCTACCAAAGACGGGCGGTACTCTGACAGGTGGCCTGTCAGGAACAACATTATCACTATCCAGTACTTTAGCCGTGACAGGTGCCAGTACTTTAACTGGTGGAGCAACTGTCAACGGGGCAATTAATCAGGACGGTGTTGCAGCAGCAACTTATGGTCATACATCACTATCCGCAGCCGCAGCAGGTACTAAATCTTATTTGCGTAAAATGCGTGGCGGTACTGGAGACACAATCTTTCATGAAACCGTCCAGGCAGGTAACTACCGATTAGCCACTGGTGCAACTACCGATAGTTCTGATGCACTGACATTATCCAGTACTGGCAACCTGACGATTACTGGCGGTCTTAACGCTTCATCTGCAACGTTGAGTACTGCATTACCGATCAGTTCTGGTGGTACTGGGGCAGTTACGAATACACAGGCACTGCAAAACCTTAATGGTGTTCCACAAACAACTACTGTCAACGGGAAGCCACTTTCATCAAACGTAGTACTTTCAAATACTGACATTTCCGGTAGTGCTAAATCAGGTGCTAACTCAGATATTACAAGTATCACTGGCTTAACCACTGCACTTAGTGTTGCACAAGGCGGTACTGGGTCAAACGTTGCTGCAACTGCACTTTCAAACCTGGGCGGTGTTGCTAAAACCGTAACAGTGAACTCTAAGCCTTTAAGTACCAACATTGTTCTGAACGCAGCAGACGTATCAGCAGTACCAACGTCAAGAACGATCAACGGGCAAGTACTCAGCGATGATCTAGTACTGGGTGCCCTGGATGTATCAGCAATGCCGTACTACGGAACCATCGTGGCAGGCACGAACCTGAATACTCTGAACGGGTCTGTATTTGGATTATATGAGCAACCAGTAACTGCTAACGCAACAACGGCTTTAGGTTATCCGGTTGCCGTAGGTGGTACGTTGTTTGTACTGAAGAGTGGCGTAACTCACGCAAACAGTTGTACTCAAGTTTATTATCCTTCCAGCAGTGACGATATCTGGAACAGGACAGGCACAAGTAACAGCAGTGGGGTTGTAACCTGGTCAGCATGGGTTCGTACTGCAAATATTACCAGTGCAGGGGTGAACAGTACTATCAAGTCTCTAACCGGACTAACAACAGCACTTTCAGTATCACAAGGCGGTACTGGCTCAACCGTTGCAAGTACTGCACTTTCAAACCTGGGCGGTGTTGCTAAAACCGTAACCGTGAACTCGAAACCGCTTTCTGCAAATATTGTATTAGATGCCGATGACGTATCAGCAGTACCCAATACTCGTAAATTAAATGGAATCCCATTAACCAATGACATTACATTAAATGCAGATGATGTAGGTGCATTACCTAGTCGTGGAATTATCCCAGTAGGTACTGATCTGAACGATTTAGACGGTACTGTACAGGGTTATTATCAGCAAACACTAAATGCTAACGCAACAGCAGTATTGAATTATCCAGTACAATTTGCGGGGACATTAGTAGTACTGCAAAACTCGGCAACTCACGTTAAAAGCTGTACGCAAATGTACTACAGGTATAACACGAACGACTTGTATACACGCACCGGGTATTCAAACGGTTCAGGTGTTATTTCATGGGGTGCATGGGGGATGTATGCATACACCGATATTAACGGTGTAAACAGTAATATTAAATCTCTTACCGGGTTAACAATACCGTTAGTACCCCAAACGCGAAAAATTAATAACAAGGTACTTTCAAGTGATATTGTTTTAGCACAGTCAGATATTGCAGGCACAGTACCAACATCATTAACAATTAATGGTAAACCGCTTACAGGTAATGTAGTACTTACAAATACCGATGTTTCAGGTAGTGCATCCTCTGGAGCAAATAGTGATATTACCAGTCTAACAGGTCTTACTACTGCTCTCAGCATTGCACAGGGTGGTACTGGTAGCACTTCTGCAAGTGCAGCGTTGAGTACTCTCGGTGGTATGCCTAAATCTGGTGGTACATTCTCTGGTGCAGTAGGTGTATCAAGTACTTTAGCCGTTACAGGTACTCTGACCACAAGTAACAGTATTATTCAGGACGGGGTTATACAAACAACATATTGTTATACTGCGTTAAGTTCCGGTGCGGCAGGTATTAAATCATATCTGCGTAAATTCCGTGGTGGTACAGGTGATGCTACATTCCATGAAACTGTTCAGGGAACGACATACAGGATTGCAACCGGAACAACTGATACTACTGATGCTATGACGTTATCCAGTACAGGCGACCTTACTACATCACATCTTACAGCTACAGATAATGATGCAACCTTACCGGGTACTGGCAGTACTGTTTATGGTGGTCGATTAAAATCACTGTACACAGTAAATGGTGTTGAAAAAACATCCGCTTATTTGCAATCAATTAAACGTATTGAGTGGGATTACTCTATAGCTCGTCTGTTTGTGAACCAGACAGGTGGTGGAACCGATACGGCACAATCACGATATTTTGATTTTATGTCCAACGGCAACGTGCAATTTTCGGGACGTATGTTTATGGGCAGTCCTGCTGTGAACTCGTGGTGGAACTCAGCCCAGCCCCACTATGCCGCCTATTTCGCGGATACAGCAATAGACACTCCGGGGAATGGTGCTATAGCGGGGATTTCATGGGGGTATCAGCACGGCGGGGGCTATAACCTTCGAACAATGTGGGGGAATGTCGGTAATGGTACGGCGAGCTGGGGTAATACCGCAATGACCCAGTTTGGGGATAATGGTGCCAAAACGCGTTATTGGTACTTTACGCCCGTTCAGGGGGATCTGGTTACTTCGGCGAGTGGCGATGGTGGCTTTGGTGGCAATTACACGTATCAGAAAGCAGCAACATCTGACGCAACATTGAAACATGATATTGAATATAACGATGGTAAAGAATCTTACGATAATATCAAAAAGCTGAAGCCTTGTACTTTCAAATATAACTTTGATCCGATGGAACGTGAACGTCGTGGTATTATTGCACAGGACGCATTACGCGATATTGATAGCGAGTACGTTAAACTGGTTCCAGCCGCACCAGAATATGATGATGAGGGTAATCGTTGTGATAAAGATGATACGCTGGCACTCGATAATAACGTCATTATGATGGATACCGCTCTTGCACTAAATCATTCAATTGCAAAAATTGAAGCGATGGAAAATGAAATTGCTGAATTACGTGCAATGATTGCAGCACTAAATAAATAAGAAGAAAACAACAACTCAGTACTGGTAAGGATGCCAGTACTGAACTCTATGATAAGGATATCATTATGCCAACTCCAATGGACGTTTTTACAGGTTCAAATATTACAGTAGGTATCGGTACTGCCGGACCGACTGCAGCAACCACATTTTCTAACATTCCAGAAATTGCCGCTTTCCCCGGAACTGGTAGTACTGCAACTGTGATTGAGGTAGTGAGTTTTAATAGCTCATATAACCGTAAACTGGTAGGTAGTAAAACAAACGCAGACGTAACATTACAGGTTAACTGGATGCCAGATAACGCAGTACATCAGCAATTGGTCACTGCATTTGAAAATGGTACTCGTATCCAGTTGAAATTCAGCTATTTCACCGACGCTACCAAAACAACAGGGTCATACGTCGTATATAACGGTTTTATCAGTGAGAAAAAAATCGAATCTGATCGTGACAAAGTCGTGAATATGACTCTCAATTTTGCCTGTGATGGTGCGGCAGTAGCACAAGGATTACTGCCATAATGGATATTCATACTCTGTTTGCAGCCCTGAAACCTGAACTTCATAAAATTACATTAAAAAACGGTGCAGTACTTCATATTCATCGACCCGCTATCAGCAATTTCGAAAAATGCGTTGATGCTAAAAGTACTTTGCTTTATACCGTCAGTAATGAAGATGGTCAGCCTATTTTCTCTGATGTGGACGAAGACGGAAAAATCAATGTTAACTATATTGATGCTCTTATCGTCGCTGAAATTAACGGTGAAGTCATGAAACTATGGCCCAAAGCAGACGAGCCACAGATTCAGGATCAGATCGAAAAAAAATAAGAAGCAATCCACGTTTGATGTTTACCCTGAAACTAATTAACAAACGTGGGTTGAGTCCATCAGAACTGGAAAAATTAGATCCAGAATTATTTGAATATCTGATGATTTACGATTCCAGTATTGAACCATCGGGAGCAAGGTTCGAACACATTAAATATTCGAATCTCGCTCATTTGATCTTAATGTCCTCTGGTAATTTAACCGAAGCAGGCATGAAAAATGCCAGTGTTAATGACTGGGATATGTACGGTTTACTGTCAAATAAAACAGTACATGAACGTATTCAGGAAGATGAGCAAAAACAACTGACACAACAACAATTAAAACAGTCAGCCATGATGCAATTCATTACTGGCAGTACTGGCAATGGAGGCTAAAACATGGCAGGGAACAATCAACAATTAGTTTTTAATATCAACGGTGATGCTACTGGCCTGCAACGTGCATTAGGTACTGCCGGAAACAGTTTAAATGCATTTAGTCGTGAGGCGGGCGGTTCGCTCGCCTCATTATCTGGTGGTTTCGGTGACATCACTGGAAAGCTGGCCGGGATGAACACAGGACTTTTAGCAGTAGGTGCTGGGTTCGGTGCACTGACCGCTATCACAATCAGTCAGGTCAATGCAGCCAGTGACTATGTGAAGGTACTGAACGATGCTTCATACAGTTCTGGTATGACCGTAGAACAGCTACAGAAATTACAGGGTGCATTTGGTTCACTGAATATCGAATATGACAAATTCAGTGATTTCAACAAAGATGCCCTCGATCATATGGGTGATTTTTTCCGTGAGGGTAAAGGCGGATTCGGTGACGACCTGAAAGCCTGGGGTATAAACCTTCAGGGCTTTACTCAGTACATGAATCAGGCCGATGGCGGTATCAAAATGATCATCAAAACATTCTACGAACTGCAAAGAGCGGGGAAATCGAATGCTGAGATCACAAATGCCATGGAATCAATCGCGTCAGATAGCTCAAAACTTCTGCCAGTACTGAGACAGTACAAATCAGAGGTTGAAGCAATCAATGCAATTGAAAAACAGCACGCCGGGATCACTACCGAAACAGCACAGGCATATGCAGCATATGAACAGAATATTGCCCAGTTGGATCGCAATTTCCAGGAACTACGAGTTAACGCACTATTACCTGTAATTGAAGCACTTAATGAATTACGCAATATATTTGCTGGTGAATGGAAAATGCCATCTTTCGATCAGATGGGCGGGAACCTGAAACGTTTTGCATATGATTTTGCATCATGGGGTGATCATCACGCATTGCCTGATGAATGGGCAAAAAATCAGTACTCAAATAGTACAGTACCAAAAACTGCACCGAAAACTGTTAATACTAAACCCTATAAACTCAAAGATCCCGAAGGTGAAAAGAAAGCGGCAGATGCGGCTAAAAAAGCCGCAGCAGACGCTAAACAACTTGAGCAGAAACAAATTCAGGCACGTATTAACCTGAATCAGGTAATGTCTCAACTGGGTAAAAACTCAGCGGAACAACAAGTTTTACAGTACAACTACACTCAGAACGAGCTACGTAAAAAACTGGATGAATCGTTAAGTACTCTGAATCTTTATGAAGAACAAAAAACTAAAATCATTGCAAGACAAGAACAGGCACGTTTAGAGGGTAGTAAACGTATTATTACTGAAATGCTGGAAGCATCCGATCCTAAACAATTATCTGAAAACCTGGCAGCGTTGAGTATTGGTAATACGCAAAATATTACTCCTGAACATATCCAGAAAATGCTATCTGCACAGGATGCCCGTACTGGTATGGTCGATGAGACAAATCCTTTCGGTAATCAGGATGCCATCAAGAGACAACAAGACGAAATATACAAGCAGCGTGATTTTGAAATTCAGGTTGATGCACAACTTTATGCAGACAAGTTAATCTCTAAAGAACAATTTGAAAAGCGTAAAGCTGAACTAACCAGCAGGTACAATAACAAAGCGGCACAGGTAGAACGTCAGAACAGCCAGGCTCAGATACAGACCTTTGCTGATACAGCAACAAGTATCGGTACTATGCTCGAAGGTGTTGCAGGGAAGGGCAACAAGGCCGCACAAGCCGCTTTTGTGGTAGGCAAGAGTATCTCGATTGCCAATATTGTAATGAAAATACAAGAAGCACTGGCTAACGCAATGGCTACTCCGTGGCCTGCGAACTTTGCGAACTATGCACAGGTAGCGAGTTTAGGGGCGTCAATTATCAGTACTGCACGTGGTACACAGATTCAGGGGCAGGCACACAGCGGTATTGATTCAGTACCTAAACTGGGTGGTAATGATGAATCAACGTGGGTGTTGAAAGCAGGTGAACGTGTTCTGAACAACGATAACAACCGTGATTTAACTCAATTCCTGAAACAGCAAGATAAGCAGGACAATAGCGGTACTGGTCAGACTGTAATCAATGCCCCGTTAGTGGTTAATGGCGGTGGTCAAATTACCGATCAGCAATTTCAGACCATGCTGAAAAAGCATTCAAATAACGTGATGCAGGCAGTACGAGCAGCACAGACCAGAAATACGTAATACCAAAAGCCAGCATTCACGCTGGCTTTTTCTTTTCCTGATAAATACTTTAAATCAGGAGAACATCATGGGTTTATTTTCAAACAATATCAAAATAAGTGATTTCAAATTACAAAGTACCGAACCTGCCTATTCAAATAAGAGCTGGACGGGTGCACAAATCCGACGCAGTACAGGTATTCAGTACTATCAGATTTCATTCAATCTTCAATTTAATCAGGCAGACAGACAAGAGGTACTCAATTTTATTGCTCAGTACTCACAGGGACGGCCATTCATTACAGATTTAGGTTATTACAGCCAGTATACAGGCAATCAGTTTAATACAGTATCCAGTACTGCAACTATTAATAAAGGCGGGTCTGTTATCCCTTGCACAGCAAATATGCTTGAAGTCGGAACGTTAGTAACCTTCCAGAACAGCACTAAAATTCATCGAATTATTGCCACTACAGGGACCTCCATTACCATATTCCCGGCATTACGTCAGAACGTACAGGCAGGTGAAGTAATTCGTTATCAGGGCATTACTGGGGCATTTATTATTGATGTGGACTGCGACCTGAATTTGCAATCAACAAATATTATCAGTCTACAAGTCAAAGCAACGGAGGCACTGTAATGAATCAGGCAGTGTTTACCAATCCGGCATTATTACAGTACTGGAACATTACCAGAGGCGGTAATAAAACCCAGCTAACAGTATCAGAAGTTATGCAATTAGGTGTAACGGTTAAATGTGTTGATATATATCCAGTACAGGGTTCTGGCGTTCAGGCATTACATCTAAATGATGGTTATATCGACCTGAATATCAGCGGTAATTTATACACCTCATTCCCGGACTTCATTAATGATAGTTTTGGTTCATTCAGTGAGCAGAAAGATATTAGTAACGACTCAATGTCTTTCAAGGTTAGTAATGTATCACAGGCATTTCAGGCACTAGCATTATCAGGTGGTCTGAAAAACGCACAGGTTAATCTATGGCTGACAATACTGAATCCTGCAAATGCTACAGTATTGGATAATTCATTAATGTTCAGTGGCTATATTGATTATTTTGAATCGGTATCAAATAACGACGATATAAAAAACGAATTAACAGTAAACGTTAACAGCATATGGAAGAAGCTGGACGTACAACAACGCACATTAGCCGCCAACTCAGTGCATCAAAGTACACATAAAAATGATGCGTATTTTTCACTACTCGGAAAAATTAACTCTCAGCAAACATGGAAGTATAAAAAATGAGAAACAATATAATCAAAATTCACAACATTGCTCAGGAATGTGTCAGTACTGATTTCGCGTTAGGTCAAAATGATTGCAATATTCTGGTACTTAAAGTTATTGATCAGGTATGCGGTACTGCATATACCGATCTCGCTTTGGGCAAATACAAAACCATTAAAGCGGGTCAGAAACTGTTCACTAAGCATGAACTGGGTTCACTGGAAGATATCTGTAAGAAGCACGGCGTACAGGTCGATCAGCCAGTATTCGGTGACATATTGGTAAATGGTATTCACGGTTCTGTAGTACTGGATGGTAAGTACATTGCCCTGAATGCTGACAGTACTGGATTCAATGTTGCAGTACTGCCCTGGCTACATGACTGGAAATTTTACCGGATCACTCCTAACGCAGGTACGGAAGGGGGTGAATAATGGGTGGTAAAATTACAGGTGCTGGGATAGTCGGTGCATTAATCACAGCAGTTGCAGTTGCGGCCGCCGTATATACAGGCGGTGCAAGCCTTTCGGCAGCGGCAGCATGGGGAGCCGGGGCGGGAGCGGCATCACTTGTAGCCACATCGATGTTGTCACAGATGCCGGGTATTACACCTCATACAGACAGTGCTACTACTCTCAGCCGTTCTACCAGCCCACAATCGGGAATCCCCATACTGTACGGTGAAAAGGTGAAATGCGGTTCAATAGTTAACTGGTACAACGTGCAGAACAACAGCAGTCAGTACCTGTTTACGAGTCATGCCCTGGCAATGGGTGAGATTAACAAGGTAAGCCAAATCTGGCTTGATGACGAACCAGTACTGACAACGCCTGTTACAGTTGAAGGAGTTGTACCGAATACCAGTATCGATGCGAAATACCGTGATATTTTGCAGTTAGAGGTATATTTCGGGAAGCCTAATTACACGGCGGGTAAAGTACTGGCTGGTACTTATGGCGGTTCTCAATGGAATAACACTACTTTCAAAGGTAATGGAATCGTACAGATTTATACTGTTATCAAGAAAACTCAGAAATCATTAGAAGATAATCTACTGGTTAATGATAACTATGTATTAACGGCAGAATGTTCTGGCAAGAAGATCTACGATTTAGTGTCTGGTACTACGATTGTTAGCAATAACCCAGTAAACCAGTTGTACGACTATGTAACCAATACAGAATATGGGCTTGGTGTCAGTCCTGGTAATATTGATATTGCATCATTCCAGACGGCAGCACAGTACTGTACACGTTATCAGATGTATAGTAATGGTGCTATTGATTATCAGTCCACATATAAATCAAACATCGAAAAAATGCTGATGACATTTGGCGGCATTACCAGTATTCATTGCGGTAAATTGTATTTGACTGTAGATATTCCGGCACTGTCAGTACAGACATTTGACGAATCAACAATTTTCGGTGAATTTGTCAGTACTACGAGTGGTATCAGCGATTATTTCAACACCATCGATGCAACCTGGAAGAACACAACAAACAATTATAGTGATGATATTTTGCGTATTCCGTCTGATATTCCGGCTAGTGATGTTTTAACCAGTGATGGATTGATTATTGCTAAGAGCCTGGACTATTCATGGGTGTATGACAAAGATCAGGTTGAACACCTGATTAACATCGAATTGCTGAAAGGCAAGTACTCACACAATACAATAAGTTTCAATACTGACAGTGGCTGGGATATTGCCGTTTGGGATGTAATTACCGTTAATTTCCCGGAACATGGTTATGAAAACAAATTGTTCAGGGTAGCGGGGAAATCGATCAGCACGAATACCGACAGTATCGGCATGGTTCAGTTGCAATGTGTTGAGTATCACCAGGGCATTTATGAAGGCGTAGACGTACCGATGTATGGCTGGGAAGGAACATTACCGAAACCAGTAGCAGTACTGCCACCGTCAAACCTCACAGTAGTTAAGAAGGGGGCAACTAATCAGGGGCAGACTGTAGTACTTTCATGGTCAGCCAGTATCGATCAGTATTTGCGTGGTTACTATGTGTACTACCGTCAGACGGGTACGCAAACATGGACTTATGGCGGCAGCACGAACCAGTATGTACTTTCATACGAGCTATACGGCCTCACAACAGGGGTACAGTATGATTTCGCAGTAGCAGCATTCAACAACCTCGGCATTGTGTCCGACAAGGTGACACAGAACGGTGTTGTACCTGATTTCGCGTTTACCCTGCCTGCAATTACTGGCCTGAATCTGATCAACCGTGGCAGTACTGCCAATACAACCGATGCACTGGATTTCATCATAGGGTGGGATGACCAGTCTAATGTGAATGTGAACGGTAAGAAATTTAGCGAGTACTTCAATAAGTACGAAATTATCGTGTATGACACTGGCATGGTGAAGAAACGTTCATATTTCATTCAGGCGAACCAGTTCACGTACACCTATGCAATGAACAAGCTGGATACTCTAAGCCGTACCCGTACATTTGGGGTGGTGGCATGGGGTCACAACAGTAGTATCTACAGTGCAGAAGCCCGTATAACTGTTACTAACCCACAATGCCCGGCCTTAACTGGCTTTACGGCTAACGCAGGCTATGAGTCTATTTTCGTTGCATATAACAGCCCTGAGGCATCGGCTACTGATTTTGCTGGGGTACTGGTACAGGTTGCTACGAACAGTACTTTCACACAGAACCTGAAAGCGTTCGGTACTAACAGTCCGTTCATGCACAGTTTCCCCATTGCCGATGGGAAGTACTATGTACGTGCAGGAGCCTATGATGAGTTCGGGCAGGATTCGATCATCTATACGGCGGGGGTGTATGTTGATTTGCAGAGCAGGGTTAACTGGTCAGCACAGGATGAACAATCACTGAACGATTTCCTGCAACTGGACGACAAGATCAGTACTGCTATTGACGACGCAGTAGCACAGGCCAATATCAATACCACAACTAAAATCGGTGCATCAGAGACAAAGACGACAAAGTTAATCACTGATGGCGATAAAGTTAACGCCACTGCTATCACTAATTTACAGGCGACTACAGCAGCGGATTTATCTGCACAGGTCACTACGCTGAATAAGGCCATCACAGACGGTGATAAAGCAAACGCGACCAGCATTACCCAGTTGACCAGTAAAACAGCTACAGATATTAGTGCAGCAGTCACAACACTAAATCAGACAATTACGACAAAAGATACGGCTCAGACACAAGCATTGAATGCACAGGTTAGCAGTATCAACAGTAATATTACGTCCCAGGTTGCGACACTGAACAGTACTATCACTTCTAAAGACACGGCTCAATCAACCGCATTAACTCAGGCAAAATCTGAACTGAACGGTTCTATCAGCAGTGTCAGTACTGCCATGACTACCAATATTGATGCACTGAAAAATACCGTCAATAGCCATTACGAATTAAAGGTGAACGCCAACGGTACTATCGCAGGTATGGGTATCTATGCAGATGCAAATACGAAAGCCAGTGCTGTTTATTTCGTGGCAGACGATTTTAAAATTATCACGGCTAAAACATCTGGTGCAGTATCTAACCCGGTAATTCCGTTTGCAGTACAAAATAATACCGTTTACATCAACAGTGCAATGATTGCTAATGCCAGTATTGGACAGGCACACATTGCCGATGCAAGTATAAGTAATGCTAAAATTCAGGACGGTTCAATCAATAACGCGAAAATTGGTTATCAGATTAGTTCGAACAACTGGAATGATGCCTGGCCTTCTGATGGTGGTCAGGGCTGGTGTATACGAAAAGACGGTACGAGTTACTTTAACAACGGTTATTTCCGTGGCAGCGTTTTCGCAGATAGTGGATATTTCCGCGGCGATGTTTACGCGGAGAATGGTTATTTTAAAGGTACTGTGTATGCATCAGGTGGTTCATTCACTAATGGTACTTTCGTTAACTGTACCATTGATAATCTGAAAGCCAACAGCATTCAGGGTGATATCATGCGTATGTTTTTATTAGGGGCGGGCGGTATTACAATCCCAGCAGAATCACAGTTTGCCCGCATTCTGACAATTCCATGTATTCCTGTGACTGTAAAGGGCGGTTATGATGGTACATTTACACCTCCGCGAGAAACAACTAACACACGTGCAGTTAGTGTGTATGCAAATGGAAGTATATTAGGCGGTGCTAATATATCTGCCAGAGGTCTGGAAAGTGATATTAGTGTTGGTTCCGTATCAATGACAATCCCAGCAGGCGTAGCGGTAACACTAACGATTCAGTTACGTTCAAATGGGAATTTAATTACTTATAACGGGCCTGATTTAACAGTTATTGTAGGTAGAGCATAAGGATATAAAATGATATCAGGAGAATTCAGGCGGGGGGCAACTCCCGCCGATGCAGTACGAGTACTGAATAGTCAGGGCAAATTGTTTATCACCGATTTTCAGTCAGAATTAACAAAACGTTGCCGTGCATTATCGAAACAGATTCAGGATGACATCAGTAATAGTGTCGATGGCGGGGCGGTTCACTTCACCAAACGGGCGATATTCTTCAATTTCATTCAGTATGGTAATGGCATCAGGACTAACCAAATCATTGTACGTGGTTCACAGGCAGCATATCTGCGTTCAGTACTGACAGATGACCCGGCAACGTTTAACAAGATTATTCCTACCAGCAATGCCAGAATGACTGCACAGGGCAACATTTCAGGACTGCATACCCAGATGGGTAAGAAATATAAGGTAGTGGAGCAGAACGGTAAAAAGTATTTGATTGATACCAGTCTGAAGAAAAAGAAACGTGATAAACGGATTATTGGTAAGTATGAGAAGAAAAAGAGGAAAATGATATATGACTTCTTTGATGAAACTGAACATAAAGCGAGGTTAGTGATAAATAATATGAAAGGTACATTCATATTCAGGAGAAACTAATGCAACAGCATTTCAGTGAAGACGTAACAGAAAACATCACATTAGACGGTCATGAAGTACTTATGTGTAATATTCCATTTAATCAGGCGTTCATCGATTTTAAGTACTTTAACGGTTATGGGGTAGATGTCATGGGGCATGACTTCATGAACATTGCATTCATGGATGACAAGAAGCCAGTACTGAATCGTGGTGATATTGTGAACTGGCAATATTACGATGATGTATACGAGGTGCAGGTAATCGATGTATACAAGTTATTCGTTAAAGGTCTGAATATTCAGTACTACCTGGTGCAGTTAAAACAGGCGTTTTTAGAGTAAAAATAATAAATACTCTCAGTACACATGAGAGAGGATAGTAATATGAATAAAGAAAAAATAATCAAGTTTGGCATTTATGCAGCAGCCGTAGTAGGACTGGCTGCACTGCATACTGTTGGACTGCCATTATGGACAATCGTTACGCTGAGTCTGTTTCTCGGAATTTGCGTATGATGATTACAGGAACATTAATCGGTTGTGTGAGTGCAACCGTGGCAGTACTGGGTTTTGCATTTTCACGATATCGTGAGTTTAAACAAGATACCGAAACTCTGGAGCGTCGCATAGGTGATTTGCAATCTGAGCAGAAGCTATTGAAGCAACGTTTAGATAAAATCGAAAATGAACAGGTTGTATTAGAATCTGAACTGAAAAACGTTCAGATGAAAATCAACGAAATTGATGTGAAACTATCACGCGTATTGACCATTTTAGAATTGCAGCATGAAAAACAACAAAGGCCAGCATAATAGCTGGCCTTTGTTGTTTTATTGGTTTGTAACCCAGTACAGCATTTGATCAATACGGTTCGGGGTCTGTTGGTATAATTTGCTGTTCTTTAGTTCTGCAATGGCAGTAGCATAATTGCGGTTCTTCAGTGCTGCAATATGTTTGATGAACTTTGAATACCCAGCTTTACCCAACTGGAATACGAGAATAGAAACTAATGCATTCCAGCGTTCTGGTAAATCCAGATTGAATGAATCAGCATCACGTTTAGCCTTCTGATAATCGACCAGCAGTAATTGATCGGCTTGCTGTTCTGTAATTCCATTCACGAATTTACTACGTTCGCTTTGTTTAACCAGATGACCGTACCCGATAGTTTCAAAACCTTCAGAATCTTTATAGATATGGAAAAGTCCATTTCTGAAATATTTCATTTTGGTCTGGTATTGTTTGGTTCCTTCAAGTTGTTTCAATAGTGCCAGTACTTCTGTTTCGATGCTCATTTTGATGTTTCCTCATAAATATGTGTATGAATGTATTTATCAAGGAGTGATAAAAATGGCGTCAAATGAAGAACAAGAAATGAAATGGGCAATGTGGTACAGAGATGAAGATTTCATCCCAGAAGAAACGGCATGTTTCGTATATTTAATCCAGTTTCCGAACAGTGGTGAATTCTATATCGGTCAGAAAAGAGTATGGAAATCGATTAAAAATATCTCAGAGATTAAGCCGGAGAGTAAACAATCGAACTGGAACGATTACACCAGTTCCAGTAAATCAGTGAATGAAATGATCGAAGCGGGTGAAACCTATAAAAAGAGCATCCTGGCCTGTTTCCCAACATACGCCGAAGCATTGCATTGTGAATCAGCACTGATTTGTATGCTGTGTTCACAGTGGGGCAGTTTGAATAAAGCACTGATGGCGAAATTCAAGTTCACAGCAGGAATGGATAAAGAGCACATGCAAAAAATTCGTGAACTATTGGAGGACTTAACATGATTGAGTTAATCAAAGGTTTGATCAGTAAATTGGTGGGCAATTCTACCCCTTCACAGGAAGCCCATAGCAAGGAGATCGTTACAGGCAAGAGGCAGAGTACGGTTAAGCCTAACGACACGTCCTGGAAGCGTTACATCGCGTATGTGTTCGTTTTTTTGATTGTGTACAACTACGTGATCATTCCGTTAGTACTGGCAGTGTTCGGCGTATGGTTGCCACCTGTAGTACTGGACGATGTGATCAAGATGCTAGTACTGATTCTGAGTGGTACATGATGGGGCAGTACTGGCAAGGGTTGCACGTTGTTGTGTAGCTCTTGATGTGCAATACTATTATTGGTTTGGATTTTTATCATTCGGGCAGCCCAGCGAGACGAAGCCGATTTTCGGCTGGTGCGTAACATTGCTCATAGATTAAAAAGTAGTCAGTTATGGAGTTATCAGGGCAGGGATTGTACAGCGTTCTCGCGGGGATTTATACAGATCCCTGTGCAGGGAAGGTAACTGTTTATATTTACCTATTCCGGCTTTAATGG